GATTCCGTTGAGACCACAGATGGTGTCTGATAATTATAAATAACTCATATTAGGAATTTATAAAGCAAATGGCTACCAGAGCATTAGTACTTGGTAATGAGATTGCAGTTCCAACTGCGGCGGGATCCGCAACTTCTTTTGCACAGGCAACTGTGATTAGAGTTGTTAATGTTTCTGGCAGCACTGGAACCATCGGAGTATGCACCGTTGTTGGTGCTGCTACTACAAACTTCATCACGATTCCGACAGGAACTGTTGAATATGTTGAGAAGAAGTCAACCGATGTCTGTTATGGCACTGGAACTATAAGAGCTGCAAAAGTAGGATTCACAGGTTAATCAAATGAAACTCATCAGGGAAGAAATCGAATCAGTAGAGTTCCTTGTCGAACAAAAAAACGGCAAGAAGTCTATGTATATTGAGGGAGTTTTCCTTCAGGGTAACATCAAAAACCGTAATGGTCGTATGTACCCCATGGAGACACTTCGCCGCGAGGTCTCTCGTTATAACGAAAATCATGTTCAGGCAGGTAGAGCACTTGGCGAACTTGGTCACCCAGATGGTCCTACCGTTAATCTTGATAGAGTATCGCACAAAATCGTATCTTTGAAGGAGAACGGATCTAACTTTATTGGTAAAGCAAAGATTCTGAACACTCCTATGGGCAAAATTGCGTCTTCACTTATTGAAGAGGGCGTAAAACTCGGCGTATCTTCTCGCGGTATCGGTTCATTAAAGGCTACCCGTGAGGGTGTTAACATCGTCGGTGATGATTTTATGTTGGCAACTGCTGCTGATATCGTTGCCGATCCTTCTGCTCCCGATGCATTTGTTGAAGGAATCATGGAAGGTAAAGAGTGGGTATGGGATGGTGGCATTCTTCGTGAGAAGTATGCAGAAAAAACCTACAAAGAAATCAACACTCTGGTAACCCAGAAACAACTTGACGAGAAAAAGTTAAGTCTGTTTAATGATTTCCTTGCGAATCTTTAATTTTATAAATAAATATAGTTTTAAATAACGGAAAAACGGAGAGTTAAAATGTCTCGTGGCAAAAAATTACAAGAAATGGAAGTAAAGACACAGCAATCCCGCACCGCTGTTAATGCTGGAGCAAAAGCTGGCGATCCTATGCCTAAAATGGCAGATCCTGGCACCCAGTTAGGCAGTGTTGAGGATCTTGGTGGTCCTACTCCAGAAAACTACAAACCCGATGATGATTCAGCAAAGCTGAACACACCTGGTAACACCCTTAAGCAAGTTAAGGATGTAGTAACTAAAGGCGCAGGCAAAGCAGATCCTATGAAAAAGATGAAGGAAGAAGAAGAACTCTCCGCCGAAGAGACCATCGAAGAGGAAGAAGTTTCCACTGAAGATGTTGTCGCTGAGGAAGAATCCGTAGAAGAAACTGCAGAATACGACATCGAAGAAGACGTTAACGCTCTCCTCGGTGGCGAAGAACTCTCTGAAGAGTTCAAAGAAAAAGCAAAGACCATCTTTGAAGCAGCAATCAATTCTAAGGTTGCAGAAATCAAAGAAGGACTGGAAGCACAATACCAAGAGAAGCTCGCTGAGGAAATCGAAGCAGCAAAAGAGTCACTCGCTGAGCGTGTTGATTCTTATCTTGAGTATGTTGCTGACGAGTGGTTTGAAGAGAACGCACTCGCAGTCGAAGCTGGTCTTAAGACTGAGATGACCGAATCGTTCCTTGAAGGAATGAAGGGTCTTTTTGAAGAACATTATGTAACTATTCCTGAAGATAAGTATGATGTGCTTGAGAGCATGGTAGAAAAACTAGATGATATGGAGACAAAACTCAACGAGCAAATTGAGAAGAACATCTCCCTCAACTCCCGTCTCGCAGAGTCGGTTGCTGATGGAATCTTGGATCAAGTCTCTGAAGGTCTCGCGCAGACTCAGAAAGAGAAGCTCGCCTCACTTTCCGAAAGTGTAGAGTTTGAAAGTGAAGATCAATATCGTGAAAAGTTGGAAACACTCAAGGAGTCGTATTTTACCTCCAAGAAAGAGTCTTCCGCTGCTAAGACCGAAACCCTCTCTGAGGGTGTAGATCACTCTGGATCCGAGTCTCACTCTGATTCCATGGCTGCATACCTGAGAACTCTCGGTTCTTTTAGCAAGAACAACTGAATTTAACATTAAATCAAACGTAAACTTACCCTTTTAAAAGCAAATGTTCCAATCAGAGCATCTGCAGGAAAAGTGGGCACCTCTCCTCAACCATGAGGGTCTTGATCAAATCAAAGATTCGCATAAGAGAGCAGTAACCGCTGTCCTGTTAGAAAACCAAGAAAAATTCCTCCGTGAGCAATCCTCCTTCGAGCAAGGCGGAATGCTGACTGAGCAACCAACCAACCAAGTTGGTAACGGTGGTTTCACCGGCTCCGCAACCGCAACTGGTCCTGTCGCAGGTTTCGACCCTGTTCTGATCTCCTTGATCAGACGCTCCATGCCTAACCTGGTCGCTTATGACCTGGCTGGCGTTCAGCCTATGAGCGGACCTACTGGACTCATCTTCGCGATGCGTTCCCGCTACACCAACCAGTCTGGCACCGAAGCATTCTTCGATGAGCCTGATACCGCATTCTCTGGACAGAACGAAGGATTCGATCTGACCAACGGAATGACCGGTGCAGCAGCTGGTTTGGGTACTACTTCACAGTCCGGTACTAACCCTTCAGTCCTTAACCCAACCGGTAGTGCAGATAAGACTGCATACAACGTTGGTCAGGGCATGAGAACCGATGATGCTGAGGATCTCGGCACCTCCGGTGACAACTTCAACCAGATGGCATTCTCGATCGAGAAGGTCACTGTAACCGCTAAGTCCAGAGCACTCAAAGCTGAGTACTCCTTGGAACTGGCACAAGACCTCAAGGCAATCCACGGTCTGAACGCTGAAGCGGAACTCGCAAACATTCTCTCCACTGAGATTCTTGCTGAGATCAACCGCGAAGTCATCAGAACCATCTACAAGATTGCTGAACCAGGTGCTGCTGCTAACACAGCAACTGCTGGTGAGTTCGACCTCGACATCGACTCCAACGGACGTTGGTCTGTTGAGAAGTTCAAGGGTCTCCTGTTCCAAATCGAGAGAGATGCGAACGCAATCGCACAAAGAACTCGTAGAGGAAAGGGCAACATCATCATGTGCTCTGCAGACGTTGCTTCTGCACTGACCATGGCTGGTGTTCTCGATTACACCCCTGCACTCAACGCTAACCTGAACGTTGATGACACCGGTAACACCTTCGCTGGTGTTCTCCAAGGTAAGTATCGTGTCTACATCGATCCTTATTCTGCAAACGTCGCTGCTAACCAGTACTACGTTGTTGGTTACAAAGGTTCTTCACCTTACGACGCAGGTCTGTTCTACTGCCCATACGTACCTCTCCAGATGGTTCGTGCCGTTGGCGAGAACACCTTCCAGCCAAAAATTGGCTTCAAGACTCGCTACGGTATCACTGCAAACCCATTTGCAGAAGGCACCAGCCAAGGTTCTGGCGCTCTTACGAGCAACAGCAACCGCTACTACCGTCGCGTTACTGTCAAGAACCTCATGTGATCCATTTTCACAAGGTTATACGAGAGGGTCTTCGGACCCTCTTTTTTTGTATCTAAATAAGAATGTAGAGAACTAAGTACGATGCCTTATCACATTAAAACCCCAAGTGTTTTGAATCCAACTATTGGTGATGTATATTACAAAGGTGGTAATGCCTGGACTGATCTGTATGATGACAGAAAGGTTTATGAAAATGAAGCAGATGCTAATGCAGACAAAGCAACCACTGTCACCAAAAACGGTGTAACTTATGCTCCTAAGCACTTTGCCAACGCCACTGTTGTTAGTGAATAATCATGCCAGCTAGAGACGGTATATCTGACGCTAGATTAGGAACTCCTATTTTAAATAGGAACTTTCTATCACCCACTGGATTTAAATTTGCTCTTAAGAGAAGTCCGGGGGTTGCTTTTTTCTGCAACCAAGCAAATATACCATCTCTGGATCTTGGTATTGCAGTTCAACCATCTTACCTCAAGGATGTTGATGTCCCTGGAGATAAGATTCAGTTTGGAGATTTGACTCTTAGATTCTTAGTTGATGAGGATCTTACAAACTATATGGAACTGCAAAAATGGATCCGTGGACTTGGTTATCCAGAATCAGAAAAAGATATTAGAGAACTTCAAAAAATTGGAAAGGGTGATATTGGTGGAACATACACCAGGGAAGGATTAAACATCTACTCAGATGCTACACTACAAATCCTCAGTAATAACCTTGTTCCTAAGTTTCAAGTTACTTTTAAAGATGTATTTCCATATACGTTATCAACTGTCACTTTTGATGCAACTGATACAGATATCGAATACTTTACAGCAGACGTAAGTTTCAAGTATACTATCTACAATATAGTAGATATGGAAAACAATCCTTTATGATCGATCTTGATAAACTTCAAGAGATGTGGGAGAAAGATTCTAAGATTGACATGGACAACCTTCATACGGAGTCCACAAACATTCCCACTCTTCATGCGAAGTACTTTGAATTATATAATACCAT